CGAAAAGATTTCAATGCTTTTAATTCCATCATAGATTAGCCCTCCAAAACTTCACCAGCTGCCTCATATACAGCAAGAGCGTTAAACATCTTATCATCTGCATTAGCTACCAGAGAGGCTTTTTCTTCAAAGCCACGAACTTGCAATGCTACTACAGCATTGATCTCCGTAATGATCGGCAACAAACGAGCAGCACCCTGGGTATATTCTCCAGTCTGCTGTCCTGTAGAGTCACCAGTGCGCCACTTAGAGATACGGATACCATTTCCTGCATCCATATAGTCCACGTTTTCCTCTTCCATCAGTTCGCTATCCTCAATAGAGGGCTGAACTACACCCAGCTTACCGTTTTCACTTTCGGGGATAAACACGATCATGTTATGGTTCCAGGGATCGTTAGGCTCTGCCTCACCATCCTTTTCAATAGCAACCAAACGTTTGATCTCTTTTACTGGCGGTAACTCATTCTCAGACAAATATTCGTTAAGCTCAGTGAGCTTAGCAATCTTAGCCTTTTTATCATTACCGAAAATGGCTGTACGGATCCCCTCATCCATTCGCATGAATGAAATAAGTTCAGGTGCCATCATCATTTCTTTAAATGTGATACCCTTAGCCTTGAACAGAGTAACGATCTGAGTTAAAAGCAGCGTAATATCCAGTTTGCCAGCTTTAGAGTTAGCTTTGCTCCACAATAGAGCAGATACCAATTTGTTAGCATCCTCCATCATGTAATCCACCTCAAACTCACGTCCACCAGGGTTATTAAGCTCTGGCTTGAAACGGCAAACACCCCAGTTAGAAAGTGCAGTAAGCAGAACATAGTCCACGTAATCCTTACAACCCAGGTAAGAGTTCTGCATATCGTTTTTCAAAGTCTTTTCAATCTGTTTCACCTTTTGAGGTTCTTTCAGATACGGAGACTTATAAACCTCCAACAGCTTACGATAGGTAGAGACTTTCATAAAGAACTTATGACCGACACGGGGAATTTCCTTAGTCCAAAGATCAAAGCCATCAGATCTACGTAACGGAGTCGGGGACTCGTTAGCCAATACTGTAGCCATCACTCGGAAATGATATTTTCCCATAAGCCCCTCAGCAGTTAAAGACAACTGGGGAGCCTCATATTCCAGGTACTCATCAGAGTACATCTTTTGGAATAAGATAACCTCTCTCTCGCTGGCTTTATCGAATGTCTTTTTCCATGCTGCCAGGAAATCCAAAGGCTTACCCTCTACGTTATGTAAGCCTGTAAACGTTGAATAAATTGATCTCATAATTCAAACCTCCTTTTTTAGAATGATTGTGAAAGTCTGATATGTGGGTTCGCTTTCAGATAGCTGCCAGTAGCATCTTTCTGAGAGGCTGGGATCGGGTTCACCCGTCTTTCATACATTGCGTATTGCATTGTATCAGCACACACATCAACAGGAGTTTCATCCTCCTTAACTTCGATACGGTCAAACGTGATACAGTTAGCATCACCGATCAGGGCAGCATTGTTAGATCCGTCCTTTACTACCTGCTGGATAGTGTCACCAGTAGCCAGCCCAGAGATAGCAGCTGATAGAGTTACAATGTAATCACCGTTATTCTTCCGTTCCACTTTTGAAATGGTAGGAGCTGCTGCGAAAGTTCCAGTAACTGTTTTCAGTACACTATCACCAGGAGCAAAACACGGTACTACTGTATCATTGGCTACCAGGTAAATAGTTTTATTGTCACTCTCTACCTTTTTGACTTTGGCTGTCTTAATGATTTTCACCTTTCTGGTTTGCTCATTGAAAAGAGCCAATGTACCAGGTGAAATTTCAGATCCGATAATGAAGTTTTGAGCCTCCACATCGAGATTAAAACCGCCAGGTACGATAGACGGGGAACCTGTGAAAATAGGTTTCTCCCCTCCAAAATGAAATTTTTTCGTTTTCATTGTCCTTTAATTATTTAACTGTGATTGACTCCAGCAATGAATCCGCTAACTCGTCAGTAGCTTTATCATTTGCTGCTTTGGCTCCCTCCGCATCGGCTGGCATAAGGTTTTGAGTAATGAGATCCTGTTTGATACCTGCCAGGTACTCATCTGGATCCTGATCCTCTGGAACTACTAAACCTTTCATTCTCCATTCGGGAATTTTGTGTTTAGCCTGGGCTGTCTGAATAGCAGCCAAACGCTCCTCTTTTGCCCTGTTTCCCTTAATTCCGTTGATCTCATCCTCCAATGCTTTTATTCTGGCTTCGGAGCTATCATCTGGATCTTTCGGGTTTTTAGGATCTGCTGGATCTTTTGGATCAGCTGAATCCTTAGGGTTTTTAGGATCTTTCTTATTAGCCCATCTGGTAGCCTCTCCCTGCGTTTCTTTCGCAATGTCCGCTATCTGATTTGCCATGTTACCTATTGCCTCATCATCAGTAGAATCATCCTCAATACTGCCACCCATTTTTTCGGTTATCGTAGTAAGGTACTTCTCTGATAGACCTGTGTCTTTACACAAGTCTTTCACCTTTACAAAGAGCTTTTTATTCATTGCCTATAATTTTTGGTTTATGCGCAAAAATAGAAATTATTTTCCATAAGTGTGTATCAGCTACACACTTTTTTATTTGCGAAAATCTACAGATTATCAGTATTTTATATGCACCAGGTGAATAATCTGAGGAGTTTTATTTGTTATAACACGTACAACAAATAAATGCGTATCAGCTACACACTGAAAAATATTTTTAAAAGAAATAGAAGATTTTCTCCACTTAGCAGAAATATATCCAGTTTTGCAGTGAAATATATCCAAATCGAAGTGGATATATTTTTGCTATAAAAAGCCATTTTCACCACAAAAAGCACCAGAACGTACTCCGCAAACTGCCTTATTTTACAGCTAATTAAAAAATATATCCAGAAATATATCCAAATACTTTGTTATTCTGGATATATATCCTATATTTGCAACGTGATAATATTGATAACGTTTAAAATATATGTGATATGGAGGTGAATTATATTCTTATAAAAGGAGACAAACATTTTAAGTGCTACAATTTAGCTGAAATGGCTTTCTATTTTAGTTTGTCTATAGCCAGCAATGGAATCGTAACCTGTGATGGCTACCAGGATACAATGTCTTATTCCAAAGAGTGGAGCCACGAAGATATTATTACTGATTTCATGCGTAACAGAGTAGAGAAAGTTGTGCCTGGAGTTGAAATATACAAAGTACAAAAATAGTAATGCAACACTAATAGATTTTGATTATGCAAAAGATTGAATTTACACAGCGTACTGGCATTGAACTCACAGATGAGCAGTACAAGCAGGTAGAGGATATGTACCTGGAGGCTGGAAATATGGATAAAGATCAGTTCTGCAAGGATTATAAAAAGCACTCTGATAGTGAGATTCTTAAACTTTTCTATTGCCAAAATGAGAAATTAAAAAGCAAATTGGCAGATCTCAGAGATGAGAGGAATGAGATAGTAGATTTTCTCCTGAATAGAGCACAAGAATTTGGAGATATTAAACTGCTTGAAAAGGCTATCTGTATGGTAGGACACGATAAAGTGATTAAGCGTAAGATCTCCCAGAATTTACCTTTGTGGGATATTGATAAGAAATATATCTACGAGAACATTAAATAATTATCAGGGAGGTGATCCCTCCCATAAATGCAACACTAAATTTTAAGATTATGGATAATTTGACTTTAGAAGTAAAAAAACTGAAAAACGGTTTTCAGTACACAGTAAAAGAGGGTGATACAGTGATAGATACCCGCAAGAGTAACAGAGTATATGTAGCAGCTTCTGTTTACTACAAACCAGAGAACCCCACCGATTACCACCGTCCTTTATATCATGGCAATATGAACCTGATAGGAAAAGGTGACGGAGCACGTTTTATCAAAGCTGGATACCTGTATAAAGTAGCAACCATATTCACTAAGTAAACAACCAGGAGGGCGAAAGCTCTCCACAATACGACGTAGTTATGAAACGAAAAGTTATTAAAGTAAGCAAAGAAAGAGCTATCCAGTTAGCAATGAACACTAACGGAGTATCACGTGAGATAGCAGAACGCTATACTGATAGCGAATTAAAAGAAGTGCTTAGGCTATTAAAATTGAAAGCTGATTTTTAAACTAAACCAATTAGGGAATAGATGCAATGGGATGAATAATTTGTAACATTCTAATAATAAATAACATGGAAACGAAAATAACATTTCAAGTAGTAAACGGGAATACTGGCTTTGAGGAAAGAGATATAGAGTTTCGCAAATTGGATATTGCGAAACAGTATGCCATTCGTAACGGGTTTACACACATACATGAATATCATGGTGGATATTTCAAAATGGCTTATGATGTAGAAATGATGGATAAATGCTCTGATCTTATTTATATCAGAGTAATGCAACACGATACAGAGGATAATATCCGTATCGGTGGAAGTTATCCAGTAGATGATCTATTTAAGGCTGAGCAGGAGATTATTCAGGCTTATGCAAAAGATACTGCCTGGTGTGGCGGTTTCAAAGTAGCTTGTGAGAAATATTACAAACGTATCGCTATTGTACGTGCGGACACGCTGGAGGTGATACGGCTTATTTCTAAACAAACGAAAAGCGGGGAAGCATGAGGGATTGTGAAAATTGTATCTGCTGTAGTGCCAATGGTAATTGCACCAGAGACTTGCATGATGAGATCATTAACAGAAAGAAAGTGCAAGTAGGTTTGAAACGCTGCCCCATCTTTGACGGAGAAGCCAAAGTATGCTACTACTACCAGAACAACAGATATTGCCACCGAGATATATACGAGAAAGAAAACAAGTAGTATAAAAATAGAGAAATGAAGAAAAGAATAAGAAATAAAATGATGAAAAGTCCCGGAAGGTATAAACTACATCAGTATTTGAAATATGCTCATCAATGGGCAAGTACTATCACTTATAAGTGTCGTTTATACTTGATATTGGAGAGTGGGAAAATAGTAAGAACTGATTACTAATAACTGATAAAATTTGAATTATGAGTAAAGTAAATTTCAAAATAGAAAAAGCTGTAAACGGTCACATACTGAGAAGTGATATTTGCGGAGTTCGTGTTTACGAAAAGAAAGAGGATTTGTGTGCATTTATCGCAAGTAGCCTCGTTAATGGGATTAAGTTTAAAGATGATATTGCAAACATATCTATCGAAATAAATGAAAAAACGGATAAACAACAACCCTCAAAATAGAATAATAATGAAGATAACCGAAGATGATGTAGATATACTTCCGGGTTGCGTAATAATTGAAACGCTTAATCAGGAAAGGGATGTAAACAAATTGATGTACATCCATGAAGAACTTGCTCTAAAAGGTTACTTATTGGACGTGTGGGACTATGACTATATGGGCTTTTTCACTGCTGGGTTACACTCCACTACGGATGCTAATATAACCAACCATCGAGAGTACAAAGAGGAATTCATTCGGGACTTGGTGAATTGTATTAATGAACATTTGAAAGAGTAACGTAAAACAAATAAGAAATGAATATTATGACACGAAAGGAATGTTTAGATAAGATTCAAGAAGCAGTTGACAATTTAGATACACTTCTTGCTGTAATAAAGTTACCATCTAAAACTACAATTAGGTGGGATTGTGAAGTATATGCAGATGAAGCGGACAAAATCACGAATGCACTCAATGCCCTACATACCAATTATGGGAACGAGACGAGAGAGGAATTTTGCGTAGGATTAGATAACGAATAATAAAATTAAGTATGAGTAAAATAATGGATAAAACTAAGTGCATTACATTCGATAAGGCTGCACAGGATGCCTTACCTGAAGAGATTAAAGCCAAGATGAAAGCAGATAGGACAACGGCAAAGGCTATCAAGTTTTGTCAGCGAATCGCTAAAATAGAGAAAGGTTGTGCTCCGTCTGCTGGGTATATGCAGGAGCTAATAGAAGCAGCGGAGAACGTTTTTAAATAACCCTCAAATCAAGAAAGAAAGGAATGAACATTATGATACGAGATCCTTACTATTTGTCGAAAACGGTATTAGGTCTATATAACTTATATATCCTCAAAAATCCGACAGGATCTTGGCATTATTCGTGTGTTGGCGCATTCAATACCAAAGAAGATGCTATAAACCATTATCATAAGTTGAAAGAAGAAGAGAAAATGATTTCGAGAGTGCACATAAAATTAATAATAACAAAAAGTGGTTGTTCGGAATTTCCGAATAACCCACAAAAAGAACAATAATGAATAAAGATAATATTATTCCACCTATGACGCATCCTTATGGTACGTGTTGGCAACAGCCGCCAACCTACTTGATACTAATTGATGATACTAATAAAGAAAGGAGGTAAACCATGATATTTATGTTTCGGATCACAGCGGATCAGTCTATAGCCATGATACCAGGACTATCTACAGAAGATGCCAAAAGCTATTTAATAAGGCTTTTCGTATGCCAGATGGAAGTAGATTAGTGATAGTTGTTAAAGATGAGTAATTATTTGTTATACTTAATGAGCGAATCTTACGAAAGGAAGCGACAATCATATCTACGAACCTGTCGCTCGAAGATATAAAAGCAATTTATTCTGAACGAATTTTTTCACGTATCAGCAGCAGCTATTCTATGCTCCGTCTGACCGGTGACGATATCAGAATTCAAAAAAAATTATTAAACCTAGGAGGTACAAAAGATGTTACGCCGTAACGAACGTAATCTTGACAACATCCCTGCAGGAACACTTGGAATCATCGCAATTGATGGCTGCCAGGCGATGGGAAAGGAAGTCGATCATTTCATCACTACATGGCGCCATGAA